CCCTGTGTTGTAGTTTCCATACATCTATGTTCCCTCCTTCTATCTTCTCTGCTACTTCTCACCTTTGTTATGATTCTATTATATAATGGGTAAAATTCTCGAAATATAAATAAAGTATACGTTAAGTATCTGAAAAGAATTGCAACAAAAAAGGAGAGCTTTCGCTCTCCCAATTCTTAAAACATCTTGCCAATTTTCATCAGCATTTTACTATGTTTCTTTTTAACTGTTACTTCTGACATTCCTAACTCGTCTGCGATAAATGCCATTGTTTTCTGTTCCTTGTAATGCAACCACAATATTTTCTTTTCTTCTTCTGATAACATTGTTTGTTCTGTCGTAACATAATCAAACTGACTCTCGTACCATACAAAACCACAATATCCAATTATTGCTTCAAGGAACATTAACACAATTAACACAACTATAATTTTATCTTTCATCCTGTTAGAACGTCTGTATTCTTTCTGTGTATCTAATAAGATATTCTCAAACTCGCTTTGCATATGTTCTATAACCTCCTTCATTTACATAAACTTGCTGAATATCAATGAAATAACCGCATATTATTATACGAAAGGAAGATGGAAATAGATATATTCCTTATTTACACACCCATATTGCATTGATTTTATAATAACTATGCGCTGTCGGTGCTGAAAACTTTATATTGCCATCATCGGTTACATAAGCAGAACATTTTACTGTTTTTCCGTGTGAACTATTGCATCCCCACATATCTATATTTGCCATTGATTTAGGTCTAAGTTCTTCTGGTATACTTCCAGAAGTAAGGAGGTATAAATTATCTGCAAAAAATGTAGTTCCAGCTTTTAAAATTATTGACGCATTAAGCAGTACGATTCTACCAATCTTATAACATGAAAAAGTTGGTATATCATAAAATATTTGAAATGAAAATGATGATAACGGATATTCGCAAGCATCCGTTTTCTTATTTAATTCATCAACCACAAGCGCATCGACATAATATCCTTGTTCAGTATTTGAGCTTACCTCTTCCAATGTTTTTAATGTTTTTCCTATAATACTATCATATAAACTGTTAATTGCATTTACAATAGAATCTTTTACAATTGTTTTTAGATTGCTCAGCAACCCTATCTGTGTTTGTAGATTTCCTGCCGCGTCTGTAGATAATTGACCTTTCATTTCGTTAAACCATGTCTGGAATGTCTCATCATACTGCTGAAACAACTCTGTTGTATCTATTTGGTCTATCACACCAGTAACAAACCCACAATATGTCTTATCTGGTCGTTTGTCTGTAATGTCCTCTGCATTTAACTTTGACGCATTTGGCTGTACAATAATCGTTGACAATATCAAATCATGCCTATTATTGTTATTTGTAGGATGGTCACTTATTACATCTTCTTCCAAAACAATACTTACCTTTCGTTCCGCTTTGTCCAATGTACAACGGATAACATCTTTTACAATGTATGCTTTTGTGTTCACAGGAATTGTAATTTCCATATCCTCTGTCAATTCATACCAGTACCCATCTATGTAGGCTTTTCCCTTTCTTACAATCACAACAAACGGTTTGCTAGGTGAATCATCAAACACAACTTTCAATTGGTTCGCTGGGTTCGCATACACTCCATTTGAGATAAAATTTGCAAAATACTCTGCGAACTGTTCCGCATCATACTCTCTGTCATATGTTCCATCTTCAGCTTCTCTCGCATTAAAAAAACCGCTTTTCTCTGCCATGTTATATCACTCCTTTTCTTCTCAATCCTTCATTTATCTGTATGCTATGATAACCGAATGTAATGTCAAATATTTCTCTTGAACCCTCTCTGGATTTTGTTACCTCTGTTATCTGTGCATCCACTGTTATGCCTAACTCATTGTCTACTACCGTAACAAAATCCCCATTGTAAAAATCTCTACCATACTTGTATCTCTCATTTTCATTTGTAACGGTAGAATCATATGAAACAAACACAATATGTTCTTTTAGTTTTTCCTTTCCCCTCTGTGTGAGCATTTCTTTGTACTCTGCGTCTGTATATGATTTATTATCAGTTGTTTTCTGCAAGTCTCTTGCATCAACAAATAACTCATCCCGTAGCCAACCTACTGCATCCCATTCATCGTCTGTTCCTTTTATTCCATCTTGGTAAACCTCAATCCATGTTCTGTCATTTCCTTCTCCTTCTCCTGCAACATAAGTAACATTGCAATAATCTTTCATATCTTTTTCATATGTAGACCTTGCTAGATTGCTTAATGAATGAGAAAACTCAATAGGTTTATTTCCACTCTGATTGTTTTTTGTTCTATCTTCTCCGAATCTAATGTTAAAATACCATTTTTGTATATTTGTAATAGGCGCTTGTTCCCCTAATTCATATCGTTCCGTAATCACTGGTAAAATATCAAACCCCATTTCGTCCTGTTGTAACAATGGCTGTACTGCATCATACACACTTCCACCTGTCCATTGCCCATTATTTATCTGTGTCATTTCACTTAATCTGTCGCTTGGTATATTAAACTCAAAATTAATATACCTTTTATCTCCAACAGAGCCAACACACATATTGTTTTTCACAAGTTGTTTTACCACCTCTGCTGTTCTTCCGCTGTATATCTGCTGTTTATATACAACACTTGTTTGGAGTTTGTATTTTATCATACGTCCTGTAATCTCAATTGTTCTTTCAAACTCACTGTCACTGTCCTTTACTACCTTATCAATTCTCCCCATCATTGCTCTGTCAAATGCAACAAAAAACACTTCGTTTTTATCCAACAAATATAGGTTTTCATCACATAAAATAGCATTTATTTTAAACTCACCAACACCATTAAACTTATCTGTGTACTGCATAAATGTGTACTTTCTTAATATATCAATTCGTTCAAAATACTTGTTAAATACTGTAATCACTTCCATACTGTCACATTCCTTTCAGATTGAGGAATTGTTCATCCATGTCTATTGTTAGATTCACAAACACGTCATTGCCTTCTTCCACAGAATATCCATACAAATTGCTCCCCTGTTTGAATTTTAAAAACGTACTCCCTTCAATCACATCAGCAATTACATTTTCATCCTTTGATTTTCCTGTTGATAAATAATTAACATGGTGATATAAAACACTCTCTTCACCAACCTTTGTATTTATCAACAGATAATCTCCTTCTTGCAATGTTAATCTTATCATAAACTTTTCATTTGTATAGACATTAAACATGGTTGGATTTTTCACTGTACCGCCAACCGCTTCGAGTTTGATGATTCCACCAATGTCACAATCTCCATCATTAATAACATTGATAATCTTCTGATTAGACACAACACCCATAATGTTCCCCATTTCCTTCAAAATCCATGGAAAACGGAACTTTGGTTGAACTTTTGCTAACACTGTTTGTTTTCCTTTGTTCAATCGAAACATAGGAGAAAAACAATCAACATCTATTGTGAACATACACAATACTTCATTATTTTCATTTTCTTTGTTACTGAACTTTACGGCATTTGACGGTCTGCCCTCTATAAAATATTCGCCTATAATAATGCGTATATCCTGTAGCGGATTAATTACTCTGTTCAATTCATACTTCTTTTGTTCTATGTCTTGCAACTGTGCTTCTAAAAATTCGTTCCAACCTCTACCAAGAAAATCCCTTCCATGTACTCTAGAAACAACATACCCTGTAATGGATGGTTTTCTTACTCCAAGTTCCACCCCAGACAAGGAAACCCCTATCTGGAACGGAACTCTATATGTACTGAAACTTACGGATGGAACATCCCAATCAACTTCATCCAAAACATACTGGGTATAGCCATCCCTTGTAAGACTTAACTGTTTTCCATTTACCTTGTTTATTATCTGCAATTCCTGTATCATATTTTTCCCCTTTCTAATAACCAAGTGCTAAGTCTCGTTTTGCTTTCTTCATTTGTCTTGCATACTCATAAGGTGTCGGTTTCGTGTTATAGAAATTGAATGTATCTCCACCTTTTCCTGTTCCACCTTCATTATACTCTCTGTTCTGTTGTTTTGTCAACACCCTTTCACCTTCATGTAATTCTGCAACATATCCATTGTACGGAACATAAGACAATCCTCCTGCATGAGATCCGCTGATTGCAGACGCAAGCGCACCTACTCCTGCCGCAACGCCTGATACAGACGCTCTGATTGTCGCAGTAATTTGAGTCGCAAAAGCATTTTCAAACGCAGATCTAGCCGCCCTAGCAACCCTAGCGGCACTCGTCTCTGTATTACTGTCAACATCAGGAGATTTTAACGTCTTCCCAAGCTCATCCTGCATGCTTTTGTTTCCTGCACTTCCAACATTTGCCGCCGCATCTGATACAACCTGTTCATTACTGTCTATCCCTCCTGCGACACTATTATCAACCTGTATCCCGAGATCTCTCAATTGTGCTAGCACATCAGGTCTTTTCGCCTGTTCTCCATACTGTAACTGTGATAACAAATTAATTGCACTCTCCTGCACACTAGGCTGTAATACTGTCAACTGATCTATTAACGACTGTGGGGCATCAATACCAAGGGTTGTAAACACTGTCTTTAACTGTTCCCCTGACAACTGTACATTGTTTTGCAACATTGATAACATTGTCAAAACCTGATTCTGTATATCTGAATCTTTCTGTGCAAAAGCATCAATCATTGCTTGAGGTGCTTCCATCCCTATATTCTGGAATGAGGTGGTAAGCTTTTGTTTTGATTGATCTAAAGATATCTGTAATTGTTCATCTGACTGCTGAACAAGCGATTGCATCTGATCCAGCATTTCTTGTGTGACATTAGTGTTTCCCTGCTCAAACGCTTTCACCATCTGGTCATACTTTTCTTTCAGGTTTTCGCTTTGTTTCTCTAATGATTCCGTTGTTGCTGTTTCTGCTGTCAGAAAACTCTCCTGAATCTTCAACAGAGCCATATCTATACTAGCCGCATCCCCTTCAATTAATGCCGCACTCAAACCTTCGTAATTCTGAACAACTTGATTCCAATGCTCATATGTTTCTGTTAGCTCTCCTAGCTCTTCCTTGTTATCTTTTAGCTTATCTTGTAACGCAGACACTTCCTCTGCCGCTTGATTATACTTTTGTCCAAGCTCATAACTTGCTTCTCCATGCTCCCTGATATAATCAGCATTTTCTTTTTGAATCTGTGCAAGTTCTGATTGTTTTTCTGCAAGCTGTGATTCAAGATCAATCCTTTCATAGATTGATTCATTATACAGCCTCTCCGCTTCTGCTTGTTTTGCCAATGCTTCGTTGTATTCTTCTGACATTGCTTCCTGAATTGCCAATGCTCGCTTTGCATCAATTGTTTTATATATTTCATTTGATAATGCTTGATAATTTGTAATTTGTCCATTTGATATTCCAATCTCTGTTCCGATTGCATCTGACAACTCCCCGGCGATTACACGGGCATACGTTTCCTTCCCGGCTACAATCTTCCCATTTTCATCTACAACCTGAGTTAGTTTTTCCATCAGCTTTGTGTTTGCTTCATACTCTGCATTTGCACTGTTTACAGCTTCATCAATCGCTTCCACTGACTGATTCTTTGCTTCTACTTGTTTATTGATTGCATCTGTCAACGCCTTCTGTTCTTCTGTTTCTTCCCTTAATTGTTCCCTGTATTCTTCTGTGCGTTTGTGTGCATCGTATGTAGCTACGCCTAATGCTACAAGTGCCGTTCCTGCCGCCGCAATCCCAAGATTCATTGGTGTAAGTATGCCCTTTACAGATGTTAATGTTTTATACAGGCTCCCTGTCTGTACAGCCGCATCTTGCATCCCATTTTTAGACAACTTCAAAGCTTTTATAAATAGACTTATCTCACTATTTACAGTAACAAACCCTTTTCCAAGCTTTGTTGCTCCGCTTAACAACTTTGAGCTTACCATTATGACGGGCCCTGCCGCCGCCGCTACAAGTCCAAAATTGACAATCTGTTCTTGTTCTTCATCCGATAAACTGTTGAATCTATCTGTTAAATCTTCAATCCACCCGGTAATCGTTCTCACCTTCGGAGTCAATTTAGATCCTATCGCAATCCCCGCAGACTCCAAAGATCCTGTCATCTGTTCCACTGCTCCGGCAAGATTATCCTGCATTATTTCGGCAGTTTCCTTTGCTGTTCCGCTTGCTGTTTTCATACTCAAGGACAGATTGTCATATTCCTGCTGAGACATCCCTAACAATGCATTTAATCCAGACATTCCCTCTTGCCCGGCAAGGATAGCAGAATAATAAGTCTGCTGTTCCGGGGTCAATGTCTGGAATGTTGTTCTCATTTCTTCAAGGATTGTATTCATTGACTTAAAATTACCTTCACTATCAGTAAGTACAATCCCTAACTGATCCATGGCAATTTTCACATCGTCTGTTGGTTTCACAAGTCGGGCAAACATTGTTCTGAGTGACGTTCCTGCCTGAGATCCTTTGATTCCTGCCTGTGACATTGCTGTAATCGCTGTAACAACATCCTCAATGTTGAATCCCATTGTTTTAGCAACAGGGCCAACATACTTCAATGATTCTCCTAAATCTGTTACACTAATTGTTCCGGCATTTGCTGACTTGGACAACAAATCTGCAACCTTTGTGCTCTCAGAAGCGGACAAACCGAATGTTGTAATTGCATCTGCAACGATTGTAGCAACCGTGGAGAGTTCTTCTCCTGAAGCCGCTGTCGCATCCAAAACCCCCTGCATGCCGGACATGATCTGCTGTGACGTCCATCCCGCTTTTGCCATCTCTGTCATAGCATTTGCAACATCCGTTGCACTAAACACTGTGCTCTGACCGAGATCTAATGCCTTTTGTCTTAGATCATCAAACTCTCTTCCCGTTGCACCTGATATTGCCTTTACATTTGACATGGACTTTTCAAAATCCATAGAAAACTTTAATGATACTGCCCCGGCTGTCGCTAACGGAACAGTGACAGACTTAGACAACACCCCGCCAACTGCTCTCATTGAATTTGTCAATCCTATAACCTTCTGGCTTACAGTAGCAGAAGAATCACCAAATACCTTTAGTTCTGACTTTGCTTTTGCGAATCCTTTTGTAAATGATGAAACATCAAGATCAAGATACGCAACAACCTTACCCATGTTTACTGACACTGTTCCACCTCCTTTTTTTTATTTTAACAACTTACTATAAAAATCGCTGAAACTATGATACTCTTGTTTCTTCTGAAACAGCTCGTTTTCCTCATACTGAGGAATTTCTCCTGCTTCTAGCTTTTGCCTGATATACGCACAGGCTTCATCAAAACAAAAAGCTGTATAATTATCCTGCACACCTACGATATCGCTAGGCTTGCAATTATACAGCTTTGACATTGTTATTACACTCTCAATCTTTCTTGCCCGGACGAAAGGAAAGCATATCTTTAATACCTACCTGCGTATAGTTGTAAATAGCAAAAAGCTGTGCTTCTGTCAACTCCATTCCTGAATCTGTGATTTCATCAAATGTCGGTTCAGCAAGAGAACTTTTTGCAATCACCTCCAACACTGCTCTTGTATCTTCAAATGATGCTTTCTTTTCCTCCGGCGTTTTGTCCTGCTTCTCTTTGCTTTCTTCTCCATCGAATAACTCCATCGCTACTGGCAACAGAGCATTTGGAATCAATCCATTCGCCATCAGAGATACGATAGATGGTCTTTTTAACATCGCAACAAATGGCTGACCTTCCGCAAACGGAGGTAACATAACTGCATTCCCTTTTGCATATGTTTCAAGATCTTTAACGCTTGTAAGCTCTAAAATTGGCATTAGTTCTTTTGATTTCTCACTCATGTTCCTTTTCTCCTATCTCATTTATTACGACTTCACCACTGCCGAGGTTTTTCCTGACCCTTGTACTGCAACCTCATTTCTGAGCACACTCATACTTGCCGCCGCCCCAAATGTTGGAAGAGATTTCACATAACTAATCGTGTACGGTGCTTCTCCTGTTTTCGGTGCTGAATTTATAACATACTCTGGAAGTCTAAAAACACCATCTTCTGTGTTAATCGTGATTGGCGTTCCTTGACAATTCGGGTATGTAATCTTCTCATACTTCACAATCTGTCCACTTGCATCATACTCTGCTGAATATGCGTCAACTTCAAATACCTGTCCTTTCTCTGCACTTCCTGCAACTGGCGGTTTGTAAACAAGTGTGTCTCCTTCTCCTTCGATTGTTCCACCTTGAAAAATCTGAACGAGTTCTGGAATGAACACATTGTCTGTCAATGTAATCTGATGTCCTGTAATTGTTGTCTCTGACGGCTTCTGTGCTAACAATCTGCCGAGTTTTACCAACTTTACAGCATTCGTTGTTTCTGTCTGCGGTTCTACTCTAATTTTGTTCGCTGTGTCAACTGCGATTTCTAACCCATTATCTTCCGTTCCTGTTCTTATAACAACAAGCGAAACATCAATTGTAGGAATCCCAGCCGCTTTCTTTTTTGTTCTAGGCATTTGTTTTACCTCCTTACCAATTTTCTATTTTTCTGCACCCTTGATATTGGAAACTTATCATGTGAGCCTTTACAGTATCATCATAGAAACTTGGTGTTTCATTTCCGATGTACATTACAAGGGGGAACACTTCTTTCATTTTTTGTTTTGTTTCCTCAACAAAGGTTTCCAATCTGCTGTATTCATCTTGTGGAACATAACATAACAATGTATAGATTGGTCTTTCACTTGACACTGTTGCTTCTTCAATTGTTCCATCTGACTTTACAACAATGTATTCTTTCAAACACTCCCCCTTATGCTGTGAAGGGAAGAATACATCTGTTTTTCCATCTTTCTTTAGCACATCATAAACTGTTTTTAAAATACTGCTCATGGTTTCATGTACCTCGTTAATTCTTCATACCCTTCTAGCACTTCCTTGGACAAAGCGTTTACTGTTGGCTGTAAGATTGCAAACCTCTTTTCGTGGCACAACTCTAAATATACACCATAATCAACGCCATGTCCAATGTGAATTCGTACTTTATTTGCTAACACTTCTACCCAACCTGTCAACCTCTGTCTCGCATGTCCTGTTCTGTCTGTCCAAGGTCTATGTTTTTTTGCATAGTTCTCAAACTTCTTTGCACCCTCCTGTGCAAACATACGAATTGCAACCTGTGACTTTGTTTCGGCATTTTCCAGATTTGCCAACAACTTTGAAGCATCAATCCTAATTCCTGCCATCTAAAACCAACTCCAATGAAATGTCTGTTACTATGTTATATTCCTGTATGTTGTTCTTCTCCACAACTTTGTATGTGTTTTCATTTATTATTAAAAAATCTTCCGTCTTAATCTCTCCTATGTTCTCATGTGCGACCATCAGCATTGGCTGTCCTTTGCTGTGTGTCTTTGTTTCATCCTGTATGCTCTGTGTAATATATCCTTTTGATACATGAAACAACCCTTTAACATTTGCAATTTGTTCTGGTTCTTCTTTTGTTGGCTCTCCATACTTATCAACCTTTTTTCGGAAGAATGTATACTCTGTTCCATGCATCTGTATCTCTCTTAAAACCTTGTGGAGTTCCATTTTCATTCTTGCTTCATTCATTATGTCAGCACCCCACTATTCGTGGAAACATATCGGGAAGCCAACATCTTGAAATAACTAGAACTATCCTGCGTAGTCAATCCACTGACATTCAAGCCTGTTGTTTCAGCTTTTAAAATCAATCCTTCATAACTCGCTTTGTTCACATCTCCACCATTGTTATCCAATAATGCCTGTAACTCCGATTCTTCAAAATAAGGAATTTGTTTTTCCCTTAAATTGAATTTTAGCTGTTCTAATTTATCCATTCTGTTCACTCCCTTTCTGTTACATCTTTGCTTCTCTGATTGCTTTCTGGATAATCTGCCTTGCCTCTCGAACATTTCTTGCACCAGATGTGTCAATGTTATGTTCTTTCGCATACTCTGCTAACTGCTCTTTGTTCATCTCTGAAATCGGAATTGTTTCAACCTCGTGTACTTCTTCCTCTTCTTCCTCAAACTCTCCTGTATCAATCATGTCTGTTTCTTGTTTCGCTTCTTCCTCTCCAACAATCCTGTACCCTTTGTTACGGAACAATGTTTCATAAGAATGTTTGCTCACCTTCACAACATGCTGTCCTCTTTTTGCTGTTACCATTGCCATGTTACTTTCCTCCCTTACGCAATTACATCCAGAATGTAAACTTGGTCTGCTGTTGGGAAGTCTGGCAGACAAATCATAGTTACTTTTGTTTCAACTCTTACTGGGTCTGCTTTCTGAATGGTTGTTACTGCTACACCTGTGTCTGTGATTGATACATTTGCAACACTTCCTGTCATAAGGTCAGATTCTTCTGGTGTTGTTCCGAACCATGTGTTGCCTAACTGTCCAGACGGGAACATAACAAACACATCATCTGCAACATATCTCTGTGCTGTTCCTTTTTCATCTTTGTAACGCTTGTCATTTACAACAATCTGTAATCCAAATTCATCTGCAATGTACTGTTTGATTTTCGCATCTGAAATAAAGCCTGCTCCATCTGTAAGAACCATGATGGAAGCCTTGATTTCATTGTTAATGCGAAAATATCCGAACACCTTAGAAGAACACGTTGCTCTCTCTGGTGTTACTCCTGTATCATCAACAATCTTCTGGATTCCTTTTCTAATGTCCTCCATGATTGTTGCTGTCGGGTCACTCCATGACTTTGTTACAGTTACTTTGTGGTCTTCTGGCATTTGATAGTCATACTCATAAACCTGTCCGTTACCTTCCATAACAATTGTTCCAGTTGTAAGAGCCATCATACGCATACGCTCTCTCTGTGCCGCCGCACCCTCTAACAAATCCATTTCGTCATTGAAGATTCTGTTTACAACTGCATCAATATACGCTTGGTTGTTACTCTCGATAACTTTGTTGAGTTCCTGTCTCAATTCCTCATCAATGTACTTTGATTCCTTAAAAAACGGCATCTGTGCGCTTAACTTCTCAAATCCAATTCTCGGACGAGGAATAGCCGCAACATCAAACGCAGACGCTTTCAGAACAACAGGAAGTCCATTTGAACCCTTTAACCATTTGAGATCAAGTCCTAACTTCTTATCATCTGGGAACAGTTCTTCCCCCATGTATGGCTCTCTCTCTTGTGTCAGCAACTCCCAATACGCAACAATTTCTTCGCTGATAATTAAATCGTAAATACTCATTGTTTTTGTTTCTCCCTTCTTTGTTTTAGCAAGCCACAAACTTAATCATAGGCAGAGCCGCCTTGACCTCTGCGGTAATCTTTGCTTTTGTTTTATCATCAATTCTGTTTGTGTTTACAAATCCAAACAACAAAATTGTACCATTATTATCTCCCACTGTTACATCGACATCATGTAACAGGATTCCTACTGCATTAGATGTCTTGTTAGTATCACCAGACGAAACAGCCGCAGTAAATGCTGTTTCCCTTGCATCAAGGTTTCCTGTAATCGGTGTTCCTGCCTTTGCAATCTTCTTTGTTCCCTCTGCAACTCCTACGGTTTCATCTACCACGATACCCATAGATACTTGATGTTCTACTGCAAAAAGAATCTGATTTCCAGAACCATAAGTTTCTTTCTTAATACCTGTGTTATTCAGCATTTGTTTTCCTCCTATTTGAAATAATGGCTTTTCTTTTCCTTCCGTCCTGCCAATAGACGTTCAGCCATAGAACCTTTATGTTCTTCTTTGTTTCCTTCTCCTTCTTCCTTTCCTTTGGACTTTTCAGAAGGTTTTGTTACCCTTGCTCTGGTAACTGTCTTTCCTTTTGTTTTGTTCTTTCCTGCTTCTTCTTCCTCTTCTTCGTCGGACTTAAAATACACCTTTCCAGATGTACTGTCTTTGATTTCTGCAATTACAGCATTGATGTCCTTGTCCTTTGTTACCTTTGCTTTTGCAACAACCACAAGGTCGTCTACCAACTCTGGCTTTGCTCCTAACTGAACCGCTGACAACTTTGCTTCTGCAAGGATTCTTCCCTCACGTTCTCTTGCAAGTTCCTTTGTTGTCTCTGTCAGAGCATCTTCCTTCCTCTGTAACTCTGTTTTGTTTGCTTCTTCCGTTTCCTTGTGTTTTGTTACAATCCCTTTCAAAGCATCTGCATCCTCAACTCCGAGGTCTTTCAGAAATCCAGACAACGCTTCACTTTTCACTTTTTCAACATCGACTTTCTGCTCTGTTTCCTGCTTCTGTGTTTCCGTTGTCTGCTGTTTTGCACTCTGCTGTGTCTGCTGATTCTGTATTCCTTCTGTTCCCTGCTGTCCTTCTGTTCCTGTTCCCTTTACTTCTTCTGCCATTGTTCTAACCTTTCCTTTCTTCTTCAAAATATTTGCAATACTTTGTCTGCAAGATTTTCATTTCTCTTTCTAACCGTTTTTGTTTCTTCTCAATGTCTTTTAACTTTCTCCTGTATTGGTGTTCATCTCTAATTGTTCCCAACATTGCTGTGTGCCTGCGAATCTGTTTCTTTAAAACCAATGTGGACTGACTATCATAACAAACATTATATTGTTCTCCACAATGTGGGCATTCCAGATATGTTCGTATGATGTACTGTCCATCAATCTGTTTTTCCTTTTCCTTCAATACATTGTTAAATTCCTTATGACATCTATCACAAGTTACTTTCAATTATATCACCAACCTTTGGGAATGTCAACTGTTCTACTACAACTTTTTTATTTTCATCAAATAATTTTTTTCCGCTACACAGTTCATTCAAATCTTCCCTTTTTCTTCGTAACTCCTTCATCCATCTGTCTTTTTTACGAATATCTTTCGGACTAATTGTTTCTCCTTTCATTTTCTTTCTTGCAACTTTGATTGTCAGACTTTTCAGCTTTCGGAACATTTCTAATGTCTCTGTACTATCAATCTGTACCACATCACGTTCTCCGCAACGCTTACAATCACAATACATAATTTTGTAATATGTTCCTTCCTCGTCATATACATCCATACGAATCAGATTCCCAGAATCAATCTCATTTACTTCTCCACACTTTCTGCAAACTCTCTGAACTTTCACCTATTTTGTTCTCCCTTCTGTTCTTGTTCATTTTGTTATGCAACAAAATCCAACGCATACTTGTCTATGTCTGGATATGTTCCAATCGGTGCTTGATACCACTGTCCTATTTTTCTTGCTATATCTGTCATGCTGTCTGGTATCACTGCTTCAAATGTACACATACCATTTGGATGGTCTAACGGTAACTGGTCTTTTGGGAACACTCCCACACCCAAACCAAATTGGTCTGTCTCTGACCTTTCTCTGCATATCTCGCATACTCTTCCATGGAAATTAGAGGTTAACCACCGATACCCAACGACAAATGGGTCATTTCTATTTACATTCTCAAAACTTTGTTGGTACGCATGACTTATCATTGTTCTAGCCAATCGTAACGCATTGTAATCAATCTTTCCAAAATATACACTGTCTTTTATTTTGTTTCCTGCCTTGTCATATCTCCACGATTGAATTGTTTTTGCCTGTTTCCTTGCACTAGGGTCAACATACTGTTCTAACTCTTTCGCTATCTCAACTGCTGATTTTCCTTGCGCTGTTCCAATAGATATAATCTTGCTTAAATCATCCTGTGTTCGTTTGTTATATCCCCAGATAGCACCACTTAATGTCCAACCATCTTGGTAAACATTTCCACTTGTGATGTTTCTAATAATCTGGTCTGGAACATAACTAAACGCATTGTGTATATCCTCATCACGAAACCCACACTGTTTTAGAAATGTCCTTGTATCTTCCACAACTTCATTGGAAACAATCCGCATATCTCGAATGATTCCATTCTGTATATCACTATTTAACTGTGCAATTCTGTTCTTGATGTCACGCTGTAACAATATCAAGTTCTGTTTCTGTAAATTATTGTTTCCTAATTGTCCAACCTTCCTTGTCACATCTTGGTATAATTGTTCATATAACCTTTTGATTTCTTTCTGTTGTGACATGGTAGTTGTTTGTCTGACTTGTTCTGCATTTTTCAAACTAAACTTTTGTCTTGCCATACTTCACCGCCTTGTTTTTATATTTCAATTATACTACATCTGCAAAGAATGTCAATACCTATTCTTCATTTGTTTGTGTATCTTCTAACGTTTTCTGTGTTTCAATCACTTCCAGATTGTCGTCAACCTTTTCAGATGTTCCACGTCTGTTTAACTCTGCCTGTACTTGTGTGTTCATACTCATAGAATCAAACATATTGTTTTCAATCGCAATCTGCATAAGTTCATCATCAATCTGTGCATCTGTCTTAAATTCTGCCCTTCTCCATTTCTTAATGTATGACTTTCTGCTTCGTGCATTTGCCGCAATCTCTGCAAGGTCAGAATTTTTTTCTTCTTCTTCATCCTCTGCAAGTGCATAGTTTTCCATGACTTCAATGTTGTACTGTACTTCATCTAATCCTGTTAAAACATAATAAGAAACTACATCTGCTTTGTTTAATACAGCAAGGTCAATGATTGCTTCTGCAATAAACTCAATCGCTGGTTTCCATGTTTTTAACTTTTCATCACAACGAACCTGTAATGGATAATACAATGCTTTCAATGCCTTACCGCTTGTAATTGTTCCTGACATTGTTTCTTCTGATATGTTTGGCATATCAACTTCATTGTACATGGTTGTTTTCAATCGGTCAAGCGTAACTTTCACTGGCTCTGTGTGGTTCATACTAGGCGCTAATGTACCAACCATAGGTGAAACATTGTTCTGGTTCTGTTCTGATTTCAAATCCCAATATGCTCCTGCACCAGAACTAAGGTTCTTTGTTGTATGCGAGTTCATGTCCACAGTGTAACGGATTGGGTTCATTCCTTTTCGTTCACTGTCAATATCTCCATTCCCAAGCCGACTATAACCAGACTCATACTCGGTAAGGCTTTCAATCTCTGACACTCCTTGTTTATCCTCTAATGTTCCATCATTCACAATCACAACAGCAGGAATGTAATCTAACTTTATTTCCTGTTCTTGTATTACTGTTTCCTGTACTACCCCTAAACCATTATAAAGGATAGAACTCATATAAATTGTCCTATTCCTTTCCTCATACCGATTTACAAGGTATAATCTTTCTTGTGTTGACTTTGTTTGATTTACATTTTCAAAACTGATAAACTTCGTTAATCTGTCTGAACCATACTCTGCTTCATAATAGAACTGTAAACTGTTGTAAAAATGTGTCTGTATGCCATCCTCTTCGGAAAAATCCACGAGACACGCAACACGCTTTCCGATAAAACAATCTTTTGCACTCTGTAACAATGTTCTAGGGAAATTATTCTTTTTGTCCTTTAACACTTTGTCAATCAATATTTGGTATTGTTCCACCTGTTTCATGGCTGTCTGTTCTGTATCTACAGATTGTATGAATACATCTGGTGTTTGTGAAAACATGAAACGTGCTTCTTTGTCAATCAATGTTTTCGCAATCTTAAAACGAATGTTTGACGGTTGATAATCTCCACTGCTACCCTCTGTGTAGAACTCTGCACCTTTTTTGTAATCCAAATAATTTTGTTTGATTTCAAGCAATTCTCTTGTATATAGATTATATCCTGTTTTAATTTCATTCTTCAAAACAAAATAGGGGAAACTTGCCAGTGCCTTTGTTACCTCTACTGTGTATTGTTTGTTCTTTGCCAAAGGTTCTCCCTCCTTCCTTTTTCTTTTATTATACCACAACAAAAAATAGATGTCAAATAAAAAATAGGGTGGAAAACATCCACCCTATAAAACAAATTACACAATATCAATAATCAACTTATCAGCCGCAATTCCGATAACACCTGCATAACCATCATAACCACCGCCAACTTGATTATCAATCTGATAAGGATAATAAGATTCATTGTTAATATCGGACAAACAATATTTTGCATATTTATATTTGTACCCTGATGGTGTCAAATATTCCGCTTCCAACGCCTGAATCGGAGAACCATCACCAACAACCCCATTGACTAAATCATTGACATTGTATGATTGTCCGAAAATAATATATTCAAGCCATCCATTCTTCTGTGTACACACTCTTACTTTCAGTTTTCCAACAGACACTCTAAAGCCTAAATATCTTAACGGCTCACCGTCTCTCGCTCCAATCCAGTCAGTAGCGTTCAAGACTTCATCCCACCATCTATCAGTATACCCTCTCGTCCAGATATTAACCTTTCCTAATTCTTTAAGTCCACCTGTGTTCGGAACAACAGAGCCTTGTGGTCTTGGTTTTGAGACATCACTTGCACCAGAACTAGCCTGTTTATTAATTCCATCTGCAATGAGTCTCGCAATCCCTTTTACACCTAAAGAATTATAAATGTCAACATCATGTTTGTTATCACAAAACAATGTTTCGATAATCATAGCTGGCATAACAGAAGCCGTCAAATCGTGATATCCTGTGCTATATTTTGTTCCTCTGTTGTAAAATCCCTTTGATTTAAAGTTCTTACAAATCTGTTCTGCAATCTGATTCATGTTTCCATTAGACTGGTCATATAGCCAACATTCAACGCCATTTGCCACACTATTAAATGCATTCATATGTATCGAAACAAAGATATCACATCCATTTGCATTTGCTTTACTTGTTCCATCATACAATTCCTGCCCTTCGCTATATGCATCGGAATTACAATTAACAATCGTATGTCCTTGTGCTGTCAGCATCGGTACAAGTTCATTATAGACTTTCCTTACTTCTGCCTGTTCATCCAAATAGCCAATTTTGCCTTTACAATTCGGTGAATGTCCACCTCTTAACCCGATTTTCATGTTTTAAACCTCCTGTTCTTCTTTTGTTTCATGTTCTGATTCTACTTCTGGGATTCCCGCAACACTGATAGCAACACTAATCACAGCCGCAACACCAGACACAGAAAAAATGTGTGCCCAGCCTACCTCGTTAAACGCCTGACCAACTGTTACCATCGAAACAAATGTTTCTGCGAATGTTTTAACTGCACGAACCCATGTTGCTTTTGCCCATTTTTTTGTATCTACTGACACTTTAAACACTGCATTTTTAAACATATATTCTCACCTCCTTTGTTTTATTTACTGTTTAATTGAGTGTTTAATTGAGTGTTTAATGTTAATTATATCATCACTCAATTCATCAATCTTATCCCATTGCCTTTTTTGACCCTCTCTCACTTTATCTTTGTAATCATCAAATTCTTTGATATGCTGTTTTAACTCTTCGTCTCTTTCATCCATCTTTTCTGCTATTCTGTCTATCCTAGACACGAGGATAGACATTGCCTTAGTGTTATCATTCAATGGTTTAAACAACATCACAAACAATCCAATCAAAGAGGATAAACACAAAACCAACATTCCTAAAAATTCTATTTTACTCATTTATACCACCCCTATTTATTTACTTGTTTATATGTTGCTTGTATGCCTACTGGTAACTCTCCACCATCTACCATGATAACTGTTTTTGCATAACATCTTTCATCTCATACCCTCCTTATTCCACTTGCTATCGTTCGTCCTGTCTGTTCTTCTTTTTTCTCTATTACTGGTGGTTCTTTTACACAGGCTAGGAACTCTGGCTCTCTTCCTTCCAGAATCGCTGTTGCCATCTCTAGCCCATTATACAACCCCACCATGTAATCATCTGTTGATTTCTCAAAACTCTGTTTCTGTAAATCTCTGATGTCTTTTACTTGTTTTGTTTTACTTCTCAATGTGTTCATTCTCTCTCTGTTCTCCTTTCTGCTCTACGTTTCACATGAAACATTATCCTGCTTTACTGTTTGTTTTAATCTCCTTCACATCTGCAACGGTATATGTGTCCAACGCATACCACAACGCAGAGAATGTATGTGGGTCAATGTTAAATTCATCATAGATTGCATTGCCCCTTGAATCCCTCTTATATGTAAGGTCTTTCAACTCTCGGATTGTGTTCTTACATCTAGGGGAACAAACTATCTTGTTAAATCGTTTCATCTTCTTTGTGTTCTGTAAACGACTTCCAATGTACTTTTTCGCTCCATACATGTTGTACCCTTGCTGTCTGTAAAACTGAATTGTTTTAGGCTCCAATATATTCTGTATAGATCGCTACTCTATACACGTTCTCTTATGAACTGCTTATACTTTCATATAAGTTTAGACTATATCTTAGCATTTCTGCTCCATGCTTTTCCACACGCTTGTGTGTACTCTACTCACTTCCATTACATTTTGGATATCTAACATAATGTGTTTTCGATAGTCGTTGAATAGCTTGTTCTTTCGTTAGTTTTTGATATGAGAACAAATATCCTTTATGTTGTCTTTCAATTCCTCTGCATACATTTGCAACATGTGAGCTATTAAACCCATCATAATGTGCTTCTTTTGTAGAGATATAACTTTTTATAAAATACCCATTGCTATCATACATATAAACTTTCTTTGATAAACTCCAATCATTGTTCTCCTTTGGAGTCACCCAACACAAATTATCTGCATTATTATTTTTTCTATTTTCGTCTTTATGATTAACATATTTTCTTTTTGATGTTTCTCCTTTTACAAAAGCCTTTGCGACTAATCTGTTTACCCTAACATAATTTACTTTGTTGTGTTTTGTTGTAAGAGCAACATTCAAATAACCACCTGTTTTCTCATACTGCTTTAATTCTTTTCTATGAGAGACATCTACAACCTTTCCTCCGTTTGTTCTAAGAGAAAATACTCTTCCATCATAAGAAACATAATATCCATCGTTTATATGTTCAAACCCTTTTATTTTATTTATTTGTTTCACTTTCATATCAAAATCCTCCGTTTACTTTAAACTACTACTGATTACCCAATCCTTAAAATTGTCACGCTACGGTATTTAAGGCTCTAAGGGCTTCCCAGTATTTAACATGGTTAAGTACCAAAATTTTAGCACTATCTGCACAAATAGGCTTTTCACATCTTCCTGCCCTCTCCGCTACTGCACGAACATCTTGTCTCTGTGAGAATCTATCATCTGTTATCTGATTCATGTACACTTCATCATAAATGTACAGCACTTTGTTTGCATCATCAACACAACAACTGATAAGCGCATTGTAACTCTCTTCAAAACCAAAATCAAGACCAAAGAAATGGAATTGCGAAGAAATGCTGTTCACCTTCCGTTTGAACTCTCTGCTGTCCTTCGCAACAACAAAGTTCGGAAGTACCCTTGTTCCATTCGCTCCAAACCTTCCCCACCTTGCAACAACCCACAATTGTTTGTCTGTTCTCTTCAATCCATCCAGACGGCGAATGTATGAAACAGGCAGGAACGGGTTATCATCTGGTAGGCTGTGATGATAATAAACACCATTCTTTTTGTTCACCAATGTTCTACGTCTGTAAAACTCTTCTGGACTTTGTATTGTTCTCTCTCTTCCTTTATCATCTGTATGCACAAAAAAGGTATTGTATACCCAATTTTCCTTGCCGACAGGGTTTGTTGTTAAGATAAAATGCAACGTCACTTTAGGCTCTCTGATACGCCCTAGCAATTCGGTATATGCTTCATAACGGATTTCGCTACATTCTTCCATCCAAACAATGCTGACACCGTGAATGGACTTGATTTTCTCCGTATTATCCATTCCTCGGAATATGATTCTTGAACCATTCGGAAAACGGATTTCCAAAGGGCTAGAAATCGCAACCACTTTATCCCCCTTTGGTCTGTGATTGTTTCTTACCGCTTCGTCTGATAACAACCCCATCTTTTCAAGGATTTCTTTAAACAATGCGAAACAAGATTCTTTGATTGTTTCACGCACTTGTCTTACCACCAATGCTGTTCGTTTTTCTTCCAGAAGTTTTAGTATAATCTTCAATGCTACATGGTAACTCTTTCCGCTACCATACCCACCCAATAACAGGTATTGTTCATAATCCCAATCGGTTAGAAAAGAAGCAAATCTGTTTGACACTTCAATGTTCACATCCATGTTTGTTTGCTCCTTTGTTTTAATATGCACAAAACAGATAAGTGGCAAATGTACACAATCTGATGTACGCCGAACCTTATCTGTTTTGTCTATCATATTATACCATATTCAATTATTGTTCGTCAAGGTTTATTCAAAAATTTCTTTTAAGAAATCAACAAAACCTTTCATGTTCTCATAATCATCTTCGTCTATTTCGTCCTCTTCCTCAAATGCCTGCCTCTCTTTCTCACGTCTATTTAATTCCTCATTCATTCCAGAAATATCAGACATATGGTCTGTGAGACAAGCGAGTGCAATCTCTCCATATCTAATCATTTCCGCTTCTACACTGCTTAACTTTAACTGCTCCTTTCTCTCTCTCATAACACTGAACAATGTATTGATTCCATTTGCAATACAGCCTTGTGCAATTTCAATCTCTTTCAGATGTTCCAAAATCTGCTCGTTTGTTACTTCCTGTTTTGTTTCTTTGTTCTCACTCATGTTTTGTTCTCCTTTCTGAACTTACTCTGTTTACTCTTTTATATTAACACACCATTATCGGAATGTCAATCGCCTTTCTACTAGAAACTGTCTCTTTATTTCCTGTATCAATTCTTTCCCAATTGTCTGCCATTGGAAATATCTAAAATCATTAAGCAATTCGTTCATGGTAAACACCCTAGAATAATTGTAATTGTTTTCAAAGTGAAATGTCAGAACATATCTGTTCTCTGTTACTCCTTCTTCCACACGAACCCTCGCTCTGTATACTCTCAATTCTCTGCTTACTGTGTCTGTGATGTTCTGTATCTTCTGTCTGACTTCCTCTGATTCAATTGTTTCAAGGTCTATCACCTTCACTGTATCACCTCCTTTGTTCTTCAATTACATGTTCTCTGACCATTCCTGTTAAATTATTATTTTTGATAAATTCTTTCTTCATTGTTTTGTTCTCCTTTTGTTTACTCCTTATTTATCTATGTTCCCTTGTTCTTTATGTCTTTATTATAGCATCTTTGTTACACAATGTCAACTATTATTTTATAATTCTTCAAATTCTTCCTTTGTTAAATCATATCTATGAGCCGCTTCTATTGTTCTTCCTAAATGTCTACTTCTTTCTACATAATAAAACTTTCCTGTTTCTTTTTCTTCCCAAACTGCTGTTCCGTATAACTTCTTTCCTGTACTTTCAATAATAACTCGTCTTGCATTTTCTCCATAGCCAACTTTTAACACTTTCTTCATAATTTTGTTCTCCTTCACTGATTGTTTTCTT